TTAATTCAATTAATAAAAAAACAAATGAATTGACAATTTGTGGTTGGGTTACTAAAGAAGATTTATTAACCAAAGCGTTCTTTTGTGAAAAGGGTTCTGTTGTTAAAAGATCAAATGGCAGTTTATTTACAGCAGCTTATGATTTTTATATGCTTGAAAATAATAAATTAAATAACATAAATACTATAATATGAATTTAGCCTTTTTACATCCTTGTCCTGTTTGTTTTAGTATTAGTTTAATTGGATATGTAATTTATAAAAAATATAAAAAATGAAATTAGGAGATTTAATTTATTACATTACTAAATATACAGGTATTAAATACCTTGTAGATTCCTACCATAAAATGAAAGGAACTAAATGTAACTGTCCAGACAGAAGAAAAAAATTAAATGAAATTAAAATTAAAAGATGGTAAAATTTGAAGAACTCGACCGCAAAGACTGGGAACAATTTAGAATGGGAACAAAGTCACACCTATCAGCACTTGAATTTCAATTGGTCTGCGAATTACACTCAAAATATTACAAGCATAGTTTTTTCAAGCCCTGCACCTGCTCACCAAAAACAATCAAAAAATGGATAAAGGATTTGAATGTAATTTGGGAAAATGGGAATAAAGAAAATTAACCAATGGGAGAAAGCAGTTGTAATGCTGCTTAACTTTGATGGATGGGAATTAGAATGGACTGGAAATGGTTCATCACGATTTGATGCTGAAGGTTTCACACCTGAAAAAAATGGCAAACGTTTTCGTTGTGTTATTGAAATGAAATTCAGAAATAAATACTATGCAGAAAAAATGCTTGAATTAGATAAGTATTCTGCACTTATGAATTTAGATGATGATATAATCAAACTATACTTTGTTAGTGATCCTAAAGGAAATTTTATGTATTGGCTTAACACTTTAAAGATGCCAGACACTATAAAGAAATATTGTCCAGACACTACAATGTGGACAAAGAAAAAGATTCTTAAAGATGTTTACCTGCTTAAAGAAAACGATGCTGTCAGAATCAATCTAAACACTTTTAAGAAATAAGTTGTAAAACGTTTTGTTTATAAGTTCATTTAAATTACATTTGAAATATGAAACTTAACAACGCAGCTTGGATAGAATTAAAGTTAAGAATTGAAACACTTCTTAAGTCTGACACGAATATCACCGACGTGTCAATCAACTACCAAGTCAAACAAACAAAAGGTGAAAAGAACTTCGCAAAATTTAACATAAAACTAGAACAATGAAACACAGAAAAATTAGACAGTTCCGTTCAAGGCAAGGCAGATCAGACAGAAAGTACAATGATTCAATGAAAATATCTTTGTTTTGCTTTATAGTAATATTTATTTCAATACTAATAATGTTAATAAAACAATAATGACAAAGCAACAACGAATTAATCAACTTGAACAAGAATTAGAACAAGCCAAAAAAAATACTTATGTAGGTGAAACACATCAATTGCATTGTAATGATGGGGAACTGTATATATACTATGGAGACACTAATGAAGAAAGATGCCTTGTTATGGATGCACAGCAGCTATTTAAAGACCTTCCGTTTATTATTGACCAAGTAACAAAGGAAAATCAAAAAATGCAGGATATGTATATGGACAACATTAAAGATGCAATTAAATTATTATGATTTTGCTAATAGATGCAGACAGTTTAATCTTTGCAAGCTGCTACAGGAAACGTGAACATCCAGAAGATGAAAAATACTACACAGACATTTCAGATGCAAGAAGTAAGTTTGATGAGCAGTATATGGCTATTGTTAACCATTTAGAGGACATATACAACATTGATAGAGTAATTACATTTAGTGGATCAAAGGGAAACTTTAGGAAACTAATAACACCTGTATATAAAGCCAACAGAAAAAAACAAGAACTGCCCCCATTATTAAATGAGATGCACCAATTCGTAAAAGACCAATACGACAGCGTATATGGATTTGGAATTGAAACTGATGACATAGTTGCAAAATACTGGTATGAGTTATCTAAAGCAGCAGGCAGGGATAACGTGATGATTGTTTCTATTGACAAGGACTACAAACAATTTCCTGCATTAATATACAACTATCATTATAAGCACAAAGAAATATTAGACATTACAGAAGATGAAGCAATGTATAATTTATATGAGCAATTCATAATTGGAGATTCAGCAGATAATGTCAATTACTTTAAAGGTAAAGGAAAACGATTTGCAGAAAAATATTTAGCAGATTGTGAAACAAAATATCAATACACAAGAAAGATGTTTGAACTGTTTCAAAAAGAATATAAAGGCAAAGCCAAACAGAAATACGCAGAATGCTATCACCTACTAAAATTAAGAACAGAATGAGGGGAACACAACCACATTACGAAAACGGAAAAGACTATGATGTTATTGATATAATAAACGACTATAAACTAAACTTCTGTAGAGGGAACATATTAAAGTATGTAATTAGAGCAGGAAAAAAACGTGATGAACTCCAAGACCTTTTAAAAGCAAAAGATTATCTTGAACGTGAAATACAATTATTACGAAAAAATAAATAAAATGAAAATAAATAGTGCAAAAGAAATTGGATTAAAAGTATCTGACATAATAGGTGTTGATATTTTTAAGAACACAAGGAAAAGGGAATATGTAGAAGGAAGGGCGTTAGTTGTTTATCTTTTAAGAAAAAAACTTTTAATGCGTTGGGTTATGATAGCAAAATATTTTCAAGATAATGGGAAGCATATGGATCATTGTACTGCAATATATCTTTGTAAATCATATCTAATATATAAAGAAAGCAATTCAATGTTAGGAGAAATTGAATCAATGTTTAGTTTTAAAAGTAAACTTAATTATGATGAAATTGATAAAATCCACTACACAGAAAACAAGTTAAAAAACAGCGAAACCAAAAACCAAATATTAACTGAAAAAATTAAAACGTTAGAAGCTAGGCTTAATGATCCCATAATGCAAGTGTTAAAAGATATAACACCAGAACAAAGATTACAAGCAGAAGAAAGACTGACATTGCTTAAACAAAGTTGGGCTTGGAAATATGAAGATAAATGCGAGATAATAGAATCAACCGATGGAATTAGTGGTTCAGCATATTAAATAATAATAAAATCAATCATTATAAACGTTATATAGTAAGATTGAATAAACAATAAAAAATCAATATGGATAAAAGAAAAAACAATGGAGGCGTAAGGGATGGAGCAGGCAGACCAAAAAAAGCAGATGAGATAAAGCTAATTGAGAAGCTAGACAATCTAATTGACAATGATGAGGTGATCAAAACATTAGGTAAACAAATCCTTAAAGGGGACTCACGTGCTATGTCCTTATACTTTGGATATAGATATGGCAAGCCTAAAGAATCAGTTGATATAACATCATCTGAAGGCTTTAATGTAAACTTTAAAGACCTCATCAAGTTTAAGTGATAGAAGTCGATAAAAAGTATGCACCGATTACAGACACAGATTCTCGTTACTTTATTGTGACAGGGGGTCGTGGTTCTGGTAAATCTTTTTCTATTAACTTACTGCTTGTGCTGCTTACATATGAAGCAGGGCATACAATTCTATTTACACGTTTTACGTTAGCCTCCGCATACATATCAATCATACCAGAATTTATTGACAAGATTGAAACCCTAAATATTGAAGAAGACTTCCACATTACAAAAGATGAAATCATAAATAAGCGTTCAGGAAGCAAGATAATATTCAAAGGGATTAAGACATCGTCTGGTGATCAAACAGCCAACCTTAAGTCCCTAACCAATGTTAGCACGTGGGTAATGGATGAGGCTGAAGAACTAGTTGATGAAAACATCTTTGACAAAATTGATCTATCGGTCAGAAACCTTAAACAACAAAATAGGGTCATAATGATATTGAATCCTGTAACAAAAGAACATTGGATATATAACAGGTTTTTTGAAGACAAGGGTGTAATGGAGGGAAGCAACACAACTAAAGAAAACACAACATACATACACACCACATATTTAGATAACCTCGACAATCTATCTGAAAGCTATTTAAACCAAATAGAAAATATTAAAAAAAGAAGACCAGACAAATACAAACATCAAATGCTTGGTGGTTGGTTAGCAAAGGCAGAAGGTGTTATATTCAATAATTGGAAGATTGGTCAATTTAAGAAAATAGGTGTTTCTGTATATGGTCAAGATTATGGATTTGCTGCTGATGCTTCAACGTTGGTTGAAACAAACATTGACACTAGAAACAAAATCATCTACTTAAAGGAATGTTTTTATTTGAATGGACTTACCACATCAGAAATTGCTATGCTTAATTTAAAGCACGCTAAAAGCGATTTAATTGTTGGTGATTCTGCTGAACCTCGTTTACTATCAGAAATCAAATCAAAGGGCTGTAATATAGTTAAAGCAATAAAGGGTCAGGGATCAATCACATATGGAATCTCATTGCTTCAAGATTATGATTTGGTTGTGGATGAATCAAGCATTAACCTTATCAAAGAATTAAACAACTATTCGTGGTTGGAAAAAAAATCAAAAACACCACAAGACAATTGGAATCATTTAATCGATGCAATCAGATATGCTGTTTCATATCAGCTACAAAATCCTAATAGGGGAACTTACTATATATCATAAAAGTTATAAAATGTTTTGTTTATAACTAAATAAGTGTTATCTTTGAGTATTGGTAATTAAGCCAATATAAAAACAGACACAATGAAAATTTACAATAACAAAAACATTAAAAGCCTTTTAGATTTAATTAAAAAATATAATCAAAGAACTATGGAAAGTTTAATATGGAGAGGTAATAAAATCAACATTAGTAAAGACGAAGTAATCAAATCTGTAAATTTATTATTGGATTTAAAAGTAATAAATGAAAAAGAAGAAATGGTAGGTGATGGATGGAATAGTATAGAAACTTGTATATTTTACGAATTAGCATAATAACTATAGGGGTGTAAAAACCCCTTTTAAAAACAGAACAGATGAATAAATTAAACAAAGCAGGCAAAGCAGGTAAAAAGTTTAAAAGGTTTCAAGGCATTATGCTAATTGTGATTCCTTCTTATTTTATAGTAAGAATATTATTGAGCTTAATTTTTAATATATAAATTATGAGTTGGGATGATTTTTTAAATCCACACGAGCAGCCAGAATATGAATGTGGTGTATGTGGAAAACCGATGAACCACGATAAAGATTATTGTTCTAATAGTTGTTACGAAGCAGATATGATGTAAGGATAACTTGGGAAAACTTACATCAATTAGGGCGGCTAGAAATAGCTGCCTTTTTTTTATTACTTTTACTATTATAAAAATGAACTTTAAATACGTTATATACATATGAAAGCTGAATTAACAATACCTAATCATTTGTCAGAAATATCATTAAAACAATATCAAAAGTTTTTAAAGATACAAAAAAACAATACAGATGAGTATTTTCTGCAATGCAAAATGATAGAGATATTCTGCAATCTTGAACCTAAAGCTGTAAAGCAATTAAAGCTAATTGATGCAAATAAAGTAGTTCAAATTATTAGTGATATGTTTGAGCAAAAGCCAAACCTTACAAAATCATTTGTGATGAATGATATTGAATATGGTGTCATTCCAAATTTGGATGATATTTCTTTAGGTGAATACATTGACCTTGATACCTATATGGGTGATTGGGATAATATGGAAATTGCTATGAATGTTTTATACAGACCTATCACAAAAAAGATGGATGAAAAGTATCTAATTAGTGAATATGATGTTGACTCAAAGGACAAATTAACTGACATTCCTTTAGATGTGGTTTTAGGATCAGTTTTTTTTTTCTACAATTTAGGGATGGAATTATCGCAAGTTATGATGGACTATTTGGAAGACCCGAACAAGGACAGCTTGATGCATCGTCAAACTTTTCAAGGAAGTGGGGATGGTATCAATCAGTCTTCACTGTACTCGCTAAATCAGATATTACAAGAATTGATGATATCACTAAATTAGGATTACATAAATGTTTGTATGCGTTAGAATACTCAAAAGAAAAAAGTAAAATGGAATCAAAGAATATTAAAAATAAGTTTAAATGAGCAATCAGGGAGTCAGGGGATTTTATCAATTAACCGAAACAATAAAAGAACAGCTTTTACAAGACGTTAACATAAACACCGTTACAACTGGTGACATAAGTGATGTAAATTTAAATAAGCAGGACATATTTCCGATGGGACATATTATCGTAAATAACGTAACTGATGAAGAACAAGTGTTGAGGTTTAACATCAGCATATTAGGTATGGATATGGTCAACCTATCTAAAGACCCAACAAGAGATATATTTAAAGGCAACAATGATGAGCAGGATATATTAAACACGCAGCTAGCGGTTTTAAATAGGCTTATACAACGTTTAAGAATGGGTGACTTATATACTGATATGTATCAACTAGATGGCAACCCATCGCTTGAACCGTTCTATGACAGGTTTTCAAATATGCTTGCAGGATGGACAGCGACAATGGATATATTAATTTACAATGATATATACATCTGCTAATGGAGTTGAAGAATTTGGAAGCGGTAATGACCGAATATGCTAAATATGTAATTAAACAGTCCAAGACAAATCTAACAAAAGATAAAAAGGGCGGTGGGAGTTTATATAATTCACTCAAATATAAATTACATCAAGACGACACAGCGATGTTGGTTGAGTTTATGATGGAAGATTATGGGGCTTATGTTGATCGTGGTGTTAAAGGAGTTAATTCTACATATCCACAAACAAAGGCAGCGTTGTCCAAATTTCAATATGGAAGTGGAACAGGTCTTAAGGGTGGTCTTACTAAAGGTATTGAAAAATGGCTTAAAAAAAAGAAGTTAAAATGGCGAGATGAACTTGGAAGGTTTATGTCATACAAATCAATGCGATATTTAATAGTTAAGAAAATATATTTTCAAGGTATAAAAGCAAATATGTTTTTTACAAAGCCTTTCAAAAAAGGAATTAAAAAATATGAATTAGAAATGACAAAAGCATTTGTGTCAGATATAGAATCTCAAATGGTCTTTGGACAAAAACAATAAAAAATGGCAAACATAGCATTAAGAAGTCCACAATATAAAATGATTCCAGTCCCTGATTCTGGTGTTCAATCAACAAAGTGTACCGTTACAATTAATGGCACAGAAAGATATATAATAGTTAGAAATATTACAACTTCAGTCGATACAGGTGCGAACTTTGACATATCAGAATTAGTGAGGGATTATTTAAGTATAACATATTCAAGTACAAATTCAGTTGACACTGTATCAATTACAACAGTCTTACAAAATTATAGTGGACAAAATGCAACTGGTAGTGCGGTTGGAAGTCCTTATACTATTAATGATGTAGGCTTTGAAGCGTATGGACTTTATACAGATGGCGCTAACCCAACCCTACCTTTTTCTGGAAGAACATTGTCAACGTGGTTATTAGCTGCTAATGTTTCACAATCAAATGTTGATTCTTTTGAAATATTTTTACCAACTGGAGCTGAAGCAAAAGTTGTTGGAATGAATTCTTCAGGCGTAGCAGTTGTTCATACAGTTTCTTCAACAGACACATTTATTAATGTAAATGATATAACTCCAATATTAAAAGTTAAAAGAATTAGTTGTACAAAATATGGTATTGGGACACAATGTGTTTTTATAAATAAATTTGGTGTACAGCAAGACCTTTGGTTCTTTTTGAAAAATGCTAAATCAATAAGCAGAAAAAATGAAAAATACCAATCAAATACATTAGATATATTAGATGATGTTGCTGCTGAATATACCTTTACAAATGCACCTACAAAAGTATTTAATACTAATGCAAAACAAAGTTATAAATTAAGTTCTGGTTATTACCCTGAATGGGCTGTTGAATATTTTGAGCAGTTATTATTAAGTGAATATGTTTGGTTAAGATTACCAAGAAATGAAACTCCTGCTAGTTATTCTACAATACCAGTAACAATAAAGACTTCTAATATATCAATTAAAACTTCTGTAAATGATAGGCTAATTGAATATACAATTGAGTTTGAAGACGCTTTTGATTATATAAATAACATTAGATAAATGCAAAAATTACAGCTATATATTGAAGGTCAAAGGGTTGATTTGTTTAAAGACGAAACTGTTTCGATTACTCAAACGATTCAAAATGTAAAAGATATTGCAAAAATATTTACTTCATTTACAAAGACCTTTTCAGTACCTGCTAGTAAAGTAAACAACAAGTTATTTGAGCATTATTATAATTATGACATTACAGATGGATTTGATGCAAGGATTAAAAAATCTGCAAATATTGAATTAAATACAGTACCATATAAAGATGGTAAAATAAGACTTGAAGGAGTTGATTTAAAAAACAATGTTGCTCACACTTATAGAATTACATTCTTTGGAAATACTGTTGAGTTACCTGATATTATTGGGGATGATAAATTAGGATCATTGCCATTTTCTAGTTCTGAATTTATTCTTAATTATGACCCTACAACTGTAAAAAGTAAATTATCAGGAACATTAGGTACTATTATAGCACCATTAATAACACATACACAAAGGTTATTTTATAGCTCAACTATTTCATCAAATACTGATAATCTTTTTTTTCAAAATGGAACTATTCAAGGTGTACCATTTTCTGAATTAAAATATGCAATTAGATTATATGAAATAATATTACAAATTGAAGATAAATATTCTGCTATTAATTTTTCAAGAGATTTCTTTAATACAAGTAATCCAGAATTTTACAATTTATATATGTGGTTGCATCGTAAAAGTGGGTCAGTAAGTCCGCCACAGCAAGTCACAAGTTTTTTATCAATAGTAAATAATTACCCACAATCATCAACGCAATTAGTCGGTGTTGACGGAAGCACAATATCAGTTCAAAGTAGTTACGTTTCATATCCTTTTGAAGTTATTGACAATGATATTACAGTTAACCCAACTTCTTCTGTACCGTATACAGTTGTAATAATTCAACAAGGTTCTGGTGTTGTATTTGAGTCAGCAAGTGGAACAGGAAACAGAAGTTTTAACAAACCAATTACAATACAAGGAAATGCAAATTATCAAATTGCTATAAGACATTCAACAACAATAACTTTTAGCAGGATTAGTTGGTTTATTGATATTGAAGAAGATGAAGGTGGTGGTGATTTTGTTACATTTTTTGAAGAAATAAGAAGAAATAATTTTACTGCTCAAGATGTTCAAGACTTTTCGGTATCTGAACAAATTCCTGATGTTGGTATTATGGAGTTTTTAACAGGACTTTTTAAAACTTTTAATTTAGTTGCTTATGTTAATGATATAGGAACAATCGTTGTTAGACCATTAGAAGGTACTTCAGGGGTTAATCATAGTTATTACACATCAGCAGACATTAGCGGTAATGATGCTCCTATAAACTACGACATATCACAATATGTAACTACATCTAAAAGTCAGGTTAACGTAGCTTTACCTTATAATAAAATTCTTTATAAATATGAAGGATTAGGAACTTTATTTGCCAAACAACACGAACAACTTTTTGGAACAGGTTGGGGGACATTAGCTTACATCGGTGGAACAAATTTAGACGGAACTGGAGATGGTGTTAATTATAATGCCTCAACCGTTAACTATAATGTAAAAGTACCTTTTGAGCATATGAAGTATGAAAGGTTAATTAATGGAAGCAACGGTGCTTCTACAACTATTCAATGGGGTTTTTCAGTAAATGAAAACAGTCAGCCTTATATTGGAAAGCCTTTAATTTTTTATGCAATAAGACAAACAAGCGCTACTCCAATTAGTTTTATAGAAAATAGCACCACAAACACAGAATTGACTAATTATATAATACCATCAAATAGTTTGTATTTAGATAGTTCAACAGGAAAACAAAACATTAATTTTAATTTAGAATTAAACGAATACACAAATACAAATACTTTTACAGACACATTGTTTTCTGATTATCAAAGTCAATACATAATAGATGTATTTAATCAAAGCAGAAGAATAACAAAGGTATCAGCTATTTTTCCTTTAAGGATATTATTTGATTTTAAACTAAATGACACCTTTACAATAAACCAAAGAAGATATATAATTAACTCCGTTACAACCAATTTACAGACTGGTAAAAGTGAACTAGAATTATTAAACAAAGTATGATAAAAAGTATATTAGAATTGCTCAAATTAGTAAATGGTGAAACTGAAAACATAAGAATCGCACAGGGAAAATATAAACTTGCAGAATCATTTTCTGAAGGTGTTAAACAAACAAAAAGAAAAATAAAATGGCAGAAAAAATTCAAGTAGAATTTGAATTAAATTCAAAAGATGCTCTAAAAAATGTTGAAAGGCTTGAAAAAGAAGTTAAATCTTTACAAGATCAAGTTAAAAAATCAAATAAAGAAACAGAAGACCAATTAAAAGATGTTGAAAAGGGTGCTAAAGAAAGTTCAAAAGGCGTACAGAAGGTTGGTGCATCTTTAAAAAATATTGCTAAAGTAACAGGTGTTGTATTTTTATTACAAAAAGCATTTGAATTTGTATCTTCTGCAATACAAGAAAACCAAACGGTAATGGATGGTTTAAATCTTGTTTTTGAAACTGCTCAAATTATATTTAATCAAGTTGTAAATACATTTATTGATGTATATAAAAATGTTTCAGCAGCATCAGAAAATTTTGATGCATTAGGTAAAGTAGTTAAAGGCATTGTAACGTTGGCATTTACTCCTTTAAAATTATCTTTTTATGCAATAAAATTAGGCTTACAAGTAGCACAATTAGCTTGGGAAAAATCATTTTTTGGTGATAAAGACCCTGCAACAATAAAAGCGTTACAAGAAGGAATTCAAGAAACTAAAAATGACATTGTTGAAGTGGCAGAAGCTGCGGTTGATGCAGGAAAATCAATAGTAAATAATTTTGCTGAAGCAGTTAATGAAGCAGGAGCAATTGGAACACAAGTTGTTGATGGATTAAAAAAAGTAAGTATTGAGTCAGCGCTTGAAACAGCTAAATCAAATGTTGCATTAAAGAA